GCCGGTAATATTACCACCCTTTCAAGGCCCCTATATCGATGGAGCGTGTACTATGAGTCGTACTAGATCTCTAACGAGACCTGTTCCTCTCGGCGGCACTCGGTTTTGGCCGGGCTCCTGGTGGGTAGAGAACAATAATCCTCCGTATAATAAAATTATACTGGGTGATCATGTTAACTTCTCATCAGCCCCTATAGCTGCAACTAGTGCCGTCAGGTTCGATCTCGAGAAGACTAGTAATTTGACAGATCTCCTTTCGACTAAGGCGGCGAGGCCCTATAATCCTTGTAGTCATACAAAGATTACATCCTCGTTCCTTATTCCCCAGCAGATAGATGAAAAGGTCTATGGTGTCGGTACACTGTATAATTGGTCAGTGTATCTTCAACGCCATAGTCCCAATTTGCCTATCTACATGGTTCCTCCGGATACGGCTTACTCGAATAACTTGAGCACAGCTATATCCGGTGTCGATTGGACTTCGGATGTCGAGACTCTAGCCAACTTAGTTAAAGGCCTCGTTAATAGTAAGACCCTTCTTGCGGTCTCTATTAAGGAGTTGCCGGAAACTATCCGGATGGTTTGTAATCCATTCGGGCTGTTAAAATCTCATTGGCGTAAGCAAGTCGAAAAGCTTTCTGCTTCACAGCTTGCCAAGAAAAACGCTAATGTCTGGCTGGAATACCAGTACGGTTGGAACTCTACGTATATCGATTTTAAGAACTTTGCGAAAAGTTCATCGAGGTACTTGAGTTCACTCGAGAGGTATACCCAGACAGCGTTGGAGAGGTATGGGAAGAAATCCAATACCATCTTACAGGCGCCCGCTCCTACTATAAGCAATAGCGATTGGTCTACGTTTAAGTCATACGTTACGTCTAATACCGGGCATTCGCCTGGTTACGTACCGTTCTCGAGGATTGTCTTTTCCCCGGGAGTCCTTACTACGAATGTTAGCTGCTTGGCAACCAACGCACTGAATGCGTCAGTTTCCCGCCTGGCTAAACTTTCATTCGCGTACGGTCTTAACCCAAACCAATTGCTGGAGAGCATTTGGGAGGCTCTACCATACTCGTTCGTGGTTGATTGGTTTGTCAACATGGACTTGTTATGGCGCCAACCCAGAATTCAGAATGCTCTCGGTGCTCTTGCATCAGCGTCAATCTCCAATTTAGGTTACTCGGCGAAAGCCCAGTTTCCTTTTTATGGAGAAATTCTTATTGACGACTGGTCTTCCTACAACTGGGACCCAACTTATTGGTCCCTGCGTACAGGCCAGTCAGGCAATAATGTTCTGCGCGGCTCTCCGGGGCATGTCACTCGTTATGAGAGGCATGTCGGATTGCCTGATATGAGCACTTCTTTTTGGGCTTATAGAGGCCTTCGTTGCAGTCAAGGGATTAGCGGAGGATCTCTGATTCTTCAGAGACTCTTAAGATCCTAAACCGCCAACCGTTGTTGGCCAAATTTAAGGAAGGTCTGTCATGGCTTCTGCCTCGTTAACCCTCTACAATGAAAATTCCGGCACTGCTGTCTACGCTCTTCAAAGCACTTCTGCTACGAAGACAACATGGGCAGTAACCGGGCGATCCCTGGCCAAACCGATGTGGGTGTCAGTCGAGCGAAAGTTCGCACCGGCTAACTCATCGGCAAACGACCACGTAATCGTAACTGTCGGTCAGACAGTTGCATCCACACTCAGCCCGTACAAGCTTTGCACGTTTAGCGCAAAGTTGGACCTATCCATTCCAAGAGATTGGACTGGATTTTCCGGTGGTACGAGCGCTGAGATGTGTGCTCGTATCGCCAATCTTGTTTCGCTTATGAACAATTCGTCAGCACTCAGCTGTACGAATGCTAATAATGCGAACATGTTAGCGATTTTCTCCGGTTCAGACGCATAAAGCGTCAGGAGAAATCCTTGGGGGGGATGATATCCCCCCTTTACCTTTAATAAGGAGGAACGTATGTTACGCTCTATAGTAATCGGCATCGTCCACATTATATGGGCGGCCTTTGCTATTTTGGGGATCATTTTCGTGATGTCCGTATCGAATCGGGCATCGCTCGAGGGTTCTCATGACCTGGGGACCGAGACATCGGTCCTCTCTCTATGCGCGCTGGTAGTACCCCGTATGAAAAACGGGCGACCGGGATATCTGAGAAGGTATCTTCGCTCGAGAAAAGCCAAAAGTCAGTATCAAGGATACGACTTATTTGGTGCGATGTGTTGTGTTTATCACACCATGCTTCGCCTCGACTACATACCTTTGTCCATAACGATGGACGAGCATGCGCGTGTCTGTAGTGCAATTAAAACGGATTTGGCGTTGCTACGTCTAGCGGGCTATGACTATGACGTCGCCGTGGATTTACTCTGCGGCGCTGTCAAGGTCTACTCGTCGGACAATTTGCAACGCTATACCGAAATATTGATTACAGGCGAAACTTCGAAGAGAATGGTTTTTATACCAAGGTCGGGCAGTAGCCTGTCGCAACGGAGTGACAGAGCGAAGTATTAAGGGGGATGTATGAATAATCCTCACCTTATTATCGCCTCCGCCTTCTACCGTCACGTGTTTAAAGACTTCATAGTACATGATCCTTTATTAAGATCATGCTACAAAACCAGTGCTCGTTACCTCAAACTGAGGCTAGAGACTGAGGGACTTGGCTTTATCTCTAACTCGCTCCCCAAATTGGGTAAAGCTTGCGAGATAAGCCTTATGACCGGCAGTAAACTAATACGTCCGGCCGCCTTCAGTAAACACTGGCGATCAGAGTTACCGAACTTTCTTTACGAATTGTTCATCAAGTTGTTCGATGACTCCGGTCATCCTAGAATGTCCGAGACTCAGGACGCTACTTGGGCGTTCTACGTCATACGACAGGTATGCCTCGCCTTCTCAAAGGCAAAAGACATACCATCGAAGATGACTGTCGAAGAGGCCTTCAGTGGCTTCAGAGACAGGGTCTCTGAAAATCCAGAGATCACGGCTCCATCATGGCTTCTTAACGAAGCTCGCAGGTTGATAACCTGCGTTTTGATGGATGATGGTCGGCTCCATCCGTCGTTAGCACAGTGGGCTGAGGAGCCCTATGGGCGACACGGACCAGGAGCAGTGGCATGCAAGGAACGTGGTCTGAACAAGTGGAAATTTAGGCGTATAGACGGCTCTGATGTGAGCCTATACAGGTTTAATGACCTGTCCCCCCTTCCTCAGGGTGTGGCTAAGCCTATTTCGCGTGCGATATGTGTCCCAAAAGATTATAAATCTCTGAGGGTCATATGCGCCGAACCAAAGGAATTCCAATTTGCCCAGCAGGGCTTATGGGATGTCCTTAAGTTTGCGATTCACGCGAACCACTTGTCGCGGAAGAGCATCAACTTTAATCATCAAGAGTACAATGGTCGACTCTGCAAAAGAGAAGACCTTGCTACAATTGATTTAAAGGATGCAAGTGACACAGTGAGGCTAAAGCTGTGTCGTCTCCTCCTTCCAAAGGAGGTATTCCGCCTAGTTACACGGTATAGGTCGCGTGAGATCTCTATTAATGGAGATCGAGTACGGCCTACATGCTTAGCAAGCATGGGTTCGGCATTATGCTTTCCTATGGAGACCTTACTGTTTTGGGCTATTGCCCGAGCAGCATGTCATCCAAACAGTCAGCATAAACCGCTCCGTGTTTTTGGTGATGATATAGTAGCCTCAAAAGAGGATGCTCCCTACATCGCCAAAGTACTAGAGCAGTGCGGCTTTCGAGTCAATCATGACAAAACCTGCATAAATACCCCTATAAGGGAATCGTGCGGGTCATATACTTATGCCGGAAACGACGTAAGTATCGTCAGATTCAAAGCTTCACGCTGTGAGTCTGCTCTTGAATGGATATCGCTTACGGAAAGCTGTAAGCTGCTGGAGAGAGCGAAACTCTCTAAGGCCAGCTATGCCATTCTCTGCCACTTGAAGCAATTCTGGCATGTTCCCTTCGGAAGATTCGGTTTTCCCGAGTCGACAGAGGGCTTCACGTGTCAATCTCGCTGGAACTATCAACTCCAGCGTCGTGAGTGGCGGTTGCCGGGCCTCGCAACGGGGTTCGGTAATGAGAAATTCACCGATAACTTAGGGCTTTACGCCTGGTTAGTCGGTAATTCCACGAAACCTCGTCCATCGGGCTCCGCGCAAGCGGTTAAGGTGGACTGGATCGCTAACTATTAATGAATAGAAGCGAGAGAAAGGG